CTCGCGTGGTTCACCGTGTCGGCGAGCACGGACGCCTTCAGCGTGAAGTTGCCGAAGTTGTCCTGCTGGATGAGACCGAGGTCGCCGTCGCCGCCGATCTGCACGATCCAGAACTCGGCGTTCATCACCGGGCCCTGCGTGTTCTTGCCGACGAAGCGCAGCTTGCCCTTGATCTGCGGCGACTGGCCGATCGACACGCGCGCCTGCGACGCGGCCGCGTACGAGTACTCGACCTTGAGCGTCGCGTCGGCCGCGATGGTGCTGTTGGACGGGAAGTACAGTCGGCCCATCACGGCGTCGACCGTGTAGTCCGTGCCGAGCACGTACGTCACCGTCTGGCCGGAGTTCTTGACCACGACCGCCGAGACGCTGCGCTTCGCGAGCGACACGTAGCGGTCGAGCTTCGCGACGATCGTGTCGGGGGAGCCGCTGGTGAAGGAGCCCGAGCCCTGGCTGTACGTGCCTTCCGTGCCGCGGAAGAACAGCGCCAGGTTCTCCTTCATGAACTCGTCGCACACGGCGGTGAGCTCGGCCGTGGTGCGGATCACCGCCTCGCCGATCTGCTCGCCGGCGGCCGAGGCGCTCGAGTACTTCTTCACGCTCTCGACGTTGGTGTTGGCCTTGAGGTCCTCGACGTTGCCGAGGAACCGCTCGCCGGTCGAGAGGCCCGAGTTGTCGAAGCGGTCGAAGTAGACCTCGCCCCGCCCGAGGTAGTGGTTTCCGTTGACGACAACATTCGACATTGTGCTCTCCCTGGCTGCCGCGAGGTCCGTCGTGGACCGCGATCGGCGAGGTCTGTCAGTGCGCTCCCCAGGTGACGGTCACGTCATCTGCTGGAGTGGCGTACTCGATGAGGAACTCGGTGGTGCGGATCGCGTACGCGAAGTCGCGCTTCGCGTATGCGTTATGGCTACGGCTGCGCATCACACGGTTGGCGATGCCGCCGAGATCACTGCGGACCAGGCGCTGCACGCACCAGCGGTACATGGCGTCCGGTGCCTGGTCGACGGGCTGCCCGTCCTCCGCGGCCGCGCGCATCTCGATGACGAATCGCATCGTGCTGCGCGTGACCGGGTGCGGACTGAGATCGGGATCGTCGTCCAGCGGGTAGATCAGCATCCGCCGGAACGGCTCCTCCGACTCGATCGCGTCGGTGGTGGCCCGTTCACATTCCGGCACGTCTTCCGGCCGGCTTACGTCGTTGAGTCGTACGAGGACGGCGTCGATCAGCTGCTGCTCGAGCGACAGGTCGTTGCTCATCGCTTCGAGCACCGCGCGCGCGTGACCGCGCCGTCTTCGATCTTCATCACCTCGCGCACCCGCAGCTGCTCACCGTCGATCGTGATGAGCGCGTTGACGCGGAGCTGCTCGAGGCTGCCGGTCGGGACGTAGACGATGACCTCGTGGGCCACCACCGCCGTCCCGACGCCGGCGAGAATCTGGTCATCCGGCCGCTCGACGAGCCCCTGCACGGTCACGTCCGCGATCGTGCAGGGCACCCCCATGTCCGCGAACAGCGCGGCGAGGTCGCTGTCGCCGAACGACATCGGATTACGACTGGTACTTCTTGAAACCGATCAGCGAGGACCCCATCCAGTAGTCCGGGGTGGTTCCGCCGAGGTCGCCGTTGATGCGCACGAACTGCTTCAGCACGCGCGTCTCGACGAGGAGCAGCTGGACACCGTCGCTGACGGCGATCGCGGCGAACGAGCCGCTCGGCACGTCGACGTAGCCCGAGCCCACCACGGCGCTGTGCTCGAGCTTCGCCGCGCACGTCGGCGTGGTGCCGCCACCCGCGCTGTGATAGAGCAGGAAGCCGATCACGCCTTCGTAGCCGGCGGCGCGCCAGTCGAAACCGGTGCTGGTGAAGTCGGCGGTCTTGTCGGCGATCGCCAGCAGCTTGCTGATGGAGAGCCGCGCCAACGCGTTCTGCAGGGTCATTACTTCCTTCCTTCCTTGGAGGTGGCGCCGCGTCCCGCGGGCCGGCCGGAATCCTTTCCGGCAGTCTCATCGTCGTTGTCGTCCTCGATCAGCTTCACGAACCCCTCGTGTGCCTTGAGGGCCGCACGGGTGGACTCGAGCTCGATCGTGTCACCGGGGTAGACGTCGCGTCCGGCTCCGAGGCAGAAGCCCCGGAGCACACGGACGCGGACGTATCGGAGCGCGCGGCTCATCAGGCGATCTTGGCGCCCGTCGCCTTGGCGAACGCGTTGCCGCGCAGGATCACCGAGTCACCCATCTGGTAGCTGGTGACCAGGATCTCGGCACGGCGGGCCTTCGTGATCTGATCCACGATCAGCTCCATCACGCCCCACATGCCGAACACCATGTTGCCCCAGGCGCCGTAGATCATGCCGTGCTCGTCGGCACCGACACCCAGGTCCTTGCGCACCTGGTTGGTCGAGCGCGCGACGAAGCCCGCCATCTCGCCCTCGGTCATCTTGCCGGTCCACACGGTCTGCGCGCCGGCGGCCGAGAACTCGAGCATGCCGCGCGCCTTCCGCGCCATGAGCGGCGTGGTGAGGAAGCCGAGGCCTTCGTCGTCGTAGTTCTGGTCCAGGACGGCGCCGACCATGTCGAGCACCTTCTGGAAGTCCCAGCCCGCGCCGCCGAACGTGACCGGCTGAACGTCGGGCGCGCTGTAGAGCCCGAGCGGCTCGCCGTTGACGCCCGAGCCGTGAAGGCCGGTGCGATCGAACGCCGACGCGTGGCCCTTCGCCAGGTGGTTCCTGACGATGCCCTCGATGTCGTAGGGCGACTGGGCGAGGAACTGGCGCGAGTAGCTGCCGGCGCCGGTCATCGCCTTGGGCGACAGGATCACCTGGCCCCACGTCGGGTCGGACTCGTTGGCGTCGGAGGCGGGCGTCTCCGGCACCCACTCGACCGTCATCCCGTTGATCTCCTTCGGGAACGGCACGTTGCCCTGGAGACCGGTGAGCTGGGTGGCGCCCATCTGCACGCAGCGCGTCTTCGCCCGCTGCAGCTCGATGATGTCGCCGGGCTGCGCGTCGAACACGAGCTCGGCGCCCTTGCCTTGCTGCTTCGTGTTGAGCGAGCGCCGCATCAGCGTCTCGCTGTCGCGCAGCTGGGTGGGGACCAGGATGCCGCCGCGGTAGAGCTTCTCGGGCAGCTTGCTGAAGATCTCCTGGTGCACCTCGCCCTCGAGGCCGTCGATGCTGCGGCCCTGCTTCATGCGCTCGCCCATCAGGATCGCGCGCACGACGCTGTACCGCTTCTGGTCCTTCTCGCTCAGCTCGACGACACGCTCGCTCGCCGGCTGGCCCTCGCCGCGAGTGCGGATCGACTCGAGGATCTCGCCCTTCACGTCACTGACCGACAGCCCGCGCTCCATCCAGTCGCCGGCCTGGTCGACCATGCCGTGGGCGGTGGCGAGCTGGAAGATCTCCTTGGTGCGCGTGCGCTCGAGCTGCGCCGCCTGCCGCGCCGCGGCCGCCGGCTGGTCGTTGACCTCGACGTTGGCGCTGCGCGTGGTCGCGGGGGTGGGTTCGGTCCCGGCGTCGTCCGGCGCCGCGCCGTTCTTGTTCTTGTCCGACATGGTGGTGGAGTTCCTTCTCTCGAAGTAGACCGACGACGTCGTGTCGTCGGCGCTGCGGTTGACGCCCACGGTGGGATCCGCGGGAACGGCGATGAACGACAGCTCCCCAGGCATCCACTTCGTGACGCGCACCGTCTCGACGCCGCCTTCGGCGCTCTCTTCGGTGGTCCACTCGTGCGGGTCGTAGCCGACGCTGACGTTGCAGCGAATGCCGTCGGCGACGTCCTTCTCGACCGTCTGGGCGTAGGGGTTCTTGGAAAACCGGACCACGGCGCGAAGCACGCGGTCGGAATCGAGGCGAGCAGAGCGGATGACGCCGACCTGGTCGCTGACGTGCTCGACCATCACGGCGGCGCGGCCGCTCGCGAACCGGTCCATCACGATGGCTTCCTTCGTGTGGACCAGGACTTCGTCGAAAGCCCAGCTGCCGTATCCGCGGCGAACCGGGTACTCGGAGCTCACCGCGACTTCGTAGTCGCGGTACTCCTCTTCGCTGCCGTCCGCGCGCTTCTCGAGGGGAAGCGCGCGGATCTCGGCAACGCGAAACATGCGGTGCTGCGGGGAGGGGTACTGCGCGGGGGGCACTGCGAGGCCTTTCGCTTCCGTGCGGGAGGGCACGCGCGCATCCATGCGCGCGCGATGCTGCGGAGGGCTACAGCAGAGGAATCATCGCGGCGCGGACGTTGAAGGGTCCATTGCAGTGTGTCTGCAAAGAGCCTCCCACCAGTCGAGCAGCTCGTAGTCCACCATCAGGCGGCCTTCGCGCGCGGCGACTCTTCGTCCGCTGGTGCGTTCTGGTCGGGCTCCACCTGGTCGGCGGGGCCGTCGATCTTGAGCTCGAGCTTCGTGGCCAGCTCGTTCTCGCGCGCGAGCTCCTCGAAGATCTCGTCCGGGTCCTCGGCGTTCCGCGCGAGCACGCGGTGCCGTGAGGTGAGGCCGTACTCGATCGCCTCGATGCTGGCGCCGACGTCCTTCTGCGGATCGATGAACCCCCAGCCGCGCGGCTGCCACAGCGCCGCGCGCGCGCGCTTCCAGTCCCCGCCCGGCAGGCGAATGGTTCCGCTCAGCGAGGCCATGCGCAGCCACGAGTCGTACACGCGCCGGCGGAACGAGGCGATCCACGCCTGCTGCTGCTCGCGGTAGAAGTCGCGCTCGATCTCGAGGCCGTGGCGGATGCTCGAGAGGTTGATGTTCTCGAGGTCGTTGGCGAGCGTGGGGTAGCCCACGCCGAGGCCCGAAGCCACCTGGCGCAGCTGGCTCTTGATGAACTGGTCGTAGCCGGCGTTCGGATGGTCGACGTCCCAGGCCTTGAACTCGTAGCCGGGCGGCAGCTTCTCGATCGACCCGGGCTCCGCGTCCATGCTGAGCTCGTCGTCGGCGTCCGGCTCGTCCAGGTCCTCCTCGCCGGCGAGGGCCTCTTTGACGCTCTGCAGGAACCCCATCTTCGCGGACCCGGCGCGCGCCGCCACCAGCTCGGTCTCGGAGTAGGCACCGATCATGTGCAGCGCGATCATCACCGAGGCGATCCACGGCACGCCGCGCGTCTGGCTCGCGTACTCGTGGTCCATGAAGTGGATCATCTCGGCCGCCGGCACGGCGACGTATTCGCGCTGGACAGGGGAGCCGGGCAGCGCGTTCCAGACGTAGTAGGTCAGCGGCCGGCCGTGCTCGTTGACCTCGACGCCCAGCCGGATCTCGGTCTGCCGCGTGGTGCGCGGGCGGTTGAGCGTCTCGTCGAGCAGCTCGACGTCGAGCGGCTGCAGCGCGAGTCCGTGCGGGTTGTCGCGGAACCCGAGCCACTGCCGCACGAGGACCTCGCCGTCGCGCGGCGCCTGGCGCCACAGCATTTGCTCGAGTTGGACCAGGTTGAGGCGGCCGTCGATCGTGACCGGGTTCTCCGCGAAGTCCAGCCACGCGTCCTGCAGCTGTGCGTTGAGCGCCTGGTCGAGATCGCCGGCGGCGTTCCGCACGCGCGCGCGATGCTTGATGCCGGTCGGGCCGATCACGTTGACCGACATCATCTTCAGGTACTGGCGCACCCACGGGTTGTTGCGCGCGAGCTGGCGCGAGCGCCGGCGGATGCGCGGCAGCTCGCTGCGCAGGATCTCGTCGTTGATGACGAGCGGCGACTGGAAGTCCTCGGTCAGCCGATCGATGCGCGCTGCGGCGAACGCGCTCGAGCTGCGCCGCCGCGGCGCGTGCGCGCGCTGTACACGCCACGCGGCGTCGACCCGCATCGAGAGCGGCGGCGCGATCTTGCGCGGGAGGGGGCTCACCGCAGGCCCGGGGTCGGGAAGTGGATGCGCACCGGCCGCGTCAGGCGCTTCGTGCGCGAACGACGGATGATCGAGAGGCAGTAGGCGCGCAGCCGGAGCAGCTCGTCGAGTGAGAGGCGCTCCACCGTGCGGCCCAGGATCGTGTAGCCGCGCATGCCGTCGGTGAGCTGCTTCGCGATCGCCGCCTCGACCACCGGCAGCGTCTTCTCCGCCCACGACTGGATGATTCCGATCTGCGTCGGATCGGCGTCGACAACGATCGTTCCGACCTCGATCTCGACGACGTCGATGCCGTCCGTGACGCGTTCCCAGTAGCGATAGGTGCCCGGCAGGAGCCCGGCGGTGTCTTCGGGCGTGAGGGTCACCACGAACGAGGTCCCGGCGGGTTCGGCGTCTTTGGTGAAGTCGGAGGGCCCGCGGAGGAGGAGCGTCAGCGTCCAGACGTCGGGCGAGTAGCTCGCGAAGATCCGGCGATAGACGACCGTGGTGCCCGCCGAGAAGCGTCCGGGGATGGACGAGGGCTCGGTCACGTGGCTTCCCTAGCGATGAGGGGCACGCGCGTCCGTGCGCGTGCGGGTGGGGGTTCCTGCAGCAGAATGATCCCCGCGCGGCCGCGCGCTCGGCCATTGATTTCTGTCTGTAATGATCCTAGGGTCGCGCGCGCGGCCCACGGGCGGAGGGGTGAGTGAATGCGGACTCTCCCTCCGCTTCGTGTTTTCCGAGCCGAGCTCAGGCTCGAGGAACCGGAAACAGCGAGGGCGGCCGCCTGGACCATCCCTGGTCCGCGACCGCCCCCTTTCCCGCCTGCTCACGCCCTTCCTGGCGTGTGCGGTACACCGGTGTACCAGGCGGGCCCGCCGGCTACGCGGCTTTCAACTCGAACAGATCCCCGAGCTGCTGCCACGTCCAGCAGCGCGAGCACCGCACCTCCGCGATGAGAACGCCGTCTTCGAAGTACGTCCGGACCGCGAGCTCGGCGGAGCCGAACGAGCTGTGCTTCGTGCAGTCCGGGCACCGCATCAGGATCGGGGCGTACTCCGCCTGCTCGCCGGCGGCCAGGTACCAGCAGCCGGGCTCGAGCTCGGTGAGCCTGCTGACGCGGCGCAGCATCAGTGGAGCACCACAGCTTCCGCCGTCGCCGGCGCCGCCCCCGGAGTCACGAGGTGCAGGAAGTAGACGCCGCTCGGCAGTCGCCGCGTGTCCCAGCGGTACGTGCGCGCCCCGGCCGGGAAGTCGCCGTTCAGGAGCCGGATCCGGCGGCCGCCGACGTCATACGCGGTGAGCTCCACGTGGCCGGCCTTGGGGATCTGGAGCTGCAGGTCGAGCCCGGTGCCGAGGATCGTGCTGTCGAGGACGACGCCGGCGACGGTGCGCGCGTAGCGCGGCTTGATGAGCAGCGGCTGGATGTTCTCGCCGTCGCCGCCGCCGTCGTTGGGCGGGAGCGGGGCGTCGATCACATACGACTTCACGTCGGTCTTCGACGGGCCGCACGGCGAGCAGTTGTACATCCAGTTGCTCGCGAACATCACCTTCGTCCCGTCGCGGTTCGGCTCGACGTGCGCCTCGCCAGAGTAGTAGCCCTCGTAGTCCGTGTGCGTCGCACCCCAGCGCACGACGTTGCCGCTCGCGTCGAGCGGCACCTGGACGATCTCGTCCGAGAACGGCGCCGTCGGGCTGTCGTGACGGTAGGAGACGAAGCACCAGCCCGGCAGGTTGTAGTTCCGGGTCGAGACGTGGTGCGCCTGGGACTCGCCCG